ACTGCCCATCATTTCTTGATAAGGTTCTGTGTAAATTTGATCAAGTACTTGTTTACCTTGTCCTGTAAAAGCATTTGAAGGAACAAAATCAAAACGTTGTCCTGATACAGGATCTAGTTCTGCTCCTTGTGGATTAAAGTTTCTAGTTTGTACAAAATACGAACTAGACTCTGGTGAATCTAATAAAGTTTGAATTCCTTGTTGTTTTAAATTTTCTCTAAATTTATTGAAGTCTGATCTACTCGCTTCATTCGGATTGAAAGTAGACATGAAAGTCTTAGGCGGAGAAGTAAATGAACGATTAGAACTAGGAGCAAAACCCCTAGTCCTAACATCTTTTTTAGATCTTTTTGTTTTTGGCATTATACTCCTAAAATTGACTTCAGTACTACGATTACAATGATTGCTACAATACCGGCTTTAATCCAGTCTTTCATACCCCAATCATTCCATTCCTTAAGCCATTGCCACGTATCTTTCAATAGTTTCATGTCTGTCTCCTCAATGTATTGTTATCTTCTGACCATCATAGTCTTGAAGATGAACTAAAAAATCAAATGTATCAGCAACAGAATTAAAAAGGTATGAAGCCTCTCTTGGTCCTAATGCCTCTAGATACATTTGCCTTGTCACAGCCATTAAAGCTGCGCAAACATATAAGCGATCAACCTTACCTTTGGAAATTAAAGAGTCAGCTTTTTTCTGTATCTCTTTAATTGCCTTCGCTATCCTCTTCGTTTCCTCTAGGTATTGATCTGTCATTTTGTTGTAATGCTTCCTTTGTAAGATTAACTTGTTCTTTAAACTCTGTCAAAGCCTCATTAGACTTTCTTTTATCAATATTTTCAGATTCACGCAATACACCTAGAGTTACATCTGCTTCCGCTCTGTCTCTATCTAGATCTAATCTTTGTAAATCCATCATTGTTTTTATCTGAGAGTCTTGTTTTCTGGACATTATTTCAGCTGCACGAAGATCTATCTCTTGTTGTTTCAATCTTACCAACGGATCTTGTTGCTCTGCTTTAGTTCTAGCTTCCTCTTCTTGTGCTAATTGAGCAGTCATTTCAGCTTCCAATTCAGCTTGTCTTGCATCTTTTTGTGTTTTCAATTGTTGCATTTGCATTTGAACTTGTTGTTGCATTTGAGGATTAGTTTGTGCTTGTTGCATCATCATTTGCATTTGTTGATCTTGTTCCGCAAACTCTTGTTGAACTTGTTGTGATACCATCATCGCTAAATGTTCTGACATATGTGATTGTAACATTGCGTACAAAGGAGGATTAATTTGAACCATTCTAGTAAACATGTACTCAGCGTGTGCTTTCATATGTGCTTTGTGATTTTGTTGCATGAATGCTTTTGGTGGTGTACCTTTCATAGCCAATGCATTTTCTACAGCAGGGCTCATGGGCATTGGTTGACTAGGATCTGGTTTTAGTAATTGATCTACGTTGTCTACACCCATGGCAGTATACATTCTTCTATAAGCTTCTCTAATGTTATGAAGTTGTGGATTAGATTGTGCTAATTGTAATTGTTGTTGAGCCAAAGTAATTCTTTGAGTCATAGAAAAAATATTAGGATCAGCAACTGGTAAAATATCTACTCTATCATCAAAGTCAGCTTGTTTAATCATGCGATTACCACCAGCGACCATGTACGGATATTCAGGAGGAGTATACAATTTTATAGAACGAGCTAATAAATTAAATTCTTTTCTTTGACCATAATACAATCTTTTTTGTATGGCACTCATAACTTTAGTTCCTCTTTCTAATAAAGCTAATGTGGTGCCCACAGGATTTTGTTCGTTACCTTCACCCATTTTCATATCTGCAATAGCAGAAAAAGATTTTCCTGCGTCAACAGCAAAACCTAATAATTGAAATAATGTTTGACTTGGTTCTTTAAATGGTAGAGGTAACAAAGACTCTCGAATAGAAGTTCCTGTTACATCAACATCTCTAAATTCTCCAGGTTGTAGAGGTTCTTCCTGGTCCCTAATACGCATACCCCTGGCTTTATATCCAGCAGGTAAATTTGCCAAAGTTCCGGCATCAATCAATTGGCGTAAAACACTAGTGGCTGTTCTAGATAATCCACCTAACATGTGAATTAAACCAAAGCCATAGAAACCTAGCCCGGGTAAAAATTTGTAATGAACAAAGTATGGTATCTTTTTAAAATTAGGATCATTTTGTTCATAGTTTCTTCTAATAGATAATATTTTAGTAGAAAACTCATCTATGGTTATGATGTATGGCAACTTAACTCCTGAAGTATCTTCAAAACCAGGTATATCTGCATCAACATGCATTTCCAAAATTGAATGTTCTATATCGTGACCAAGATCAGGAGCAGCTACTCCTTCTAATTCTTCTACCTTGCCTTCTACTTCACTTGTAGTATCAACTTGACCATGAGTAACTTTTACATCACGATAAAAACCAGATACTTGTAATTTTTTCAATTCATTCTCACTCATTTTGATAGAGTGAGTAATTCTTTCTGCTTGATCAATATCTGTTGCCATATAGTTAATATACAGATCTTCACTAGATACAAATTTTGCTACACATCTTTTTAAGATTTGATCGTAATAAACTTTTTTAAAAGCAGAACCAGATAATGCTAAATAAAATAACAATTGATCCATTTCAGGATCATATTCTTCCATCACATGAGTCACATAATAATTCATGTATTCTTTTACTCTTTCTGCTTGTTGTTCTGATTGTGGTGATGGATCACCTACGATAATTGTGCGAACGGGACCGCTTGGGGGGAGAAGTTCTTTATAAGCTTGGGCTTGAAACTGAGTAACAGATTCAGCTAATAAAGGATGTACGACCCCGGACGCACCTTCGAAAGGTTGAGTTCTATTTTCATAAGTAAAACCCAACATATCTAAACCCTTCGTATAAGTGCTTTCCCAGTCTTTACGAGAGTCTTTATCGCTTTCGAATGCGGCTAGTAGATCTGATGATAGTC